GAGGTCCAATATAAAGATTGACTTCAGCAGGAATAGATGAATAGTTTGAGCCAGCATTAGTGATTGTAATGCTTTCAATAAACCTTCTAAATGTTGGTGCAGAACGTGCCATTCTTTAATCCGAAATCTTAGGTGTCATTGTAATAACTAGACCAGCTCTAGTATTATTTGGAATATCGGCAGATGATGTATCGTTGATCAGAATAATATTCTTAGAAGGTAGAGGAACAACAGCACCACTTGTTGTTGTCAAAACATCAGAGGTTCTTTTCAATACCTCAGTTTTAATGTCTTTCGCGCTTTCGTGGGGAATAACAGAAACTCTAAGGTCTGTAATTGAACCGCTGATAGATGAGATATTGAGAGAATTAACCTCAACTCTACCAGTATCGTAATCAACTGTTCCTGCGTTGTTATCAACAACAATATTTTTGTCGGTTGTTTTCAATACTAACCTACCAACACCATTATATGCTGGTGGAACAACAGTATCTTCAGGAACGTCAGTCAAGTAAACCGAATATGTTGCGCCATTGATTGTAGCAATGAAATAGTTAGAGGTAACTGAGCGTGGATTTATCTTGTTATTGAAAGGTAGCGTATATTTTGTAGCAACATTAAGGAAAGGAGTTGTTCTTTTTGTAAGTCTTTGTTCTAAATTTACCGCAACGAACGAATTAGAAACACCAACTATTCGACTAGTCAAAACTGAGTAGTAAAAGTTTTTATCCAAAGAATTTAGTTCTGTGTCGAAATAGTCTGAGATCTCAGCATCAACCAACTCTTTCAATGCACCTTGAGTAATCGTAGTTTTTTTAGAATCATACGAAACATTAACATTAAGACCGATATATGTAAATTCAGGGTCAACAAAATCTGTTGTAATTGAAACAGGTTGACGTGGTTCGATTGTCTCTCTTAAAATCGTGTCTTTATCATCTTGAGTGATGATAGTTCCTGGTTTCGCTTGTAATGACACAAAAACCTTACCATAAATTGGTGGGTCGTTATCTTCACCTCCCCAAACAGCAACGGATTTAATGTTTGGATTAGAAGCTAACACAAGTGCCTGATAATCGTTCGCTGTAACTGCACGGTTTTTAGTAGCATTAAATCGAGGAGCATTAAACCGAATACTGTCAACGCTTTCCTGAGTAGCACCGCCAGCAGAAGCATTTACTACAGTCAACGTAATCGTTTCTCCGACTCCAGTAATTTGCGATGGAGGAGTGAACACAGAAGCACCATTTGCAGAAGCTCCTTGTGTTGCAAGATATGTTAATCTAACAATATTACCGATTGCAAGTTTTTTACCAATAACATTATCACCGAAACGAATTTGATAATTTCCGTTTAATGCTTCTTCAATATAAAAGATATTAGATGTTGGTGTGACATTAAGAATATTTTCTGAGAATGTAAATGTAGTTGTATCGCTTGAAGAAATACTATCTTGGACATTACAAGTAACAGTGGTTGTGTCAACGTCAGGGTTCGCCATTAACACTGGACCTTGCTCATCACCAGCTGCAATTATCTGAGAATTGTCAACCAAAGAACCTTCTGCAATTATAATATCGGTGAAGACGAAATTTTCGTTACCTTCAGAATCGAGAGTTTTATTCACAGTATAATCTGTGATTGGGTAAAATTTAAAAGTTTTTCCGTTCAATGAAGCTGTGAATGCTGTTCTGTTTGAAATTGTCAAAGAGCCGCTAGTATATGTCGAAGATGGAACAATTGTTAAGTTTATCGTTGCTCTCGCTGCTCTAGCAGAACGAGCTGTATAACCCATCGTTTTTGCGATTGAGGCTACTGAATTTCTTTTCACGGCAGAATCTAAAAAGGCTTCGTTAGATACCATATGAGCAAGAAACGCATTATATTGCGTGTTGTAAGCAAGAAGGTCGATCAACACAGAAAGACCAGATGCTTCGAAATCATAGTCAGCATACTGATCTTGCGCTTGTAAATATGTTTTTAGATTAGTTTTGATTCCATCGAAATCAAGTTCTGTTAATCTTTTTATTGCCATTTTAGGTCTCTTTTATTTTTATTTATTCGGCTTAAATACCGATCTGAACCGTTGGGTTGAAAGTTGTTGCAACTGGACCACCGCAAGCGGCAACCGAACCTTGAAAGGCAACACCTTTTCCGTTTATTCTAACTGTTGCCGAGCCAGTAGCAATCGCATTTGCAGGGTGAACAGTATCACCAATGGAGTGAGTTGTTACTACATCACCCTGTAATAAAATAGGCGAACCGCCTGATAAGACAGTAGCGTTGCTGGGAATTACTGTCCCGACGCCTGCTGCATCAACCACTGTTCCTGGAGCAATAGCAATACTCGGCATTATCTTAATCTTTCTAACATAGTTGTATATACTTGAGGCTCTCTAACCCCAATTACATAAAAATCTACTCTTACTTCATAATCATTAGTATCTGGTGAAGCAACAACTAAAATATTGTCGATACGAACCCTTGGCTCATAGTTTTCTACCATAACTTGAATTTCTTTTTCTAAAATACTCGCTGTGATATTATCAACAGGCTCGAACAACAATCCGCGGATCCCAGAACCGAAGTTCGGGTTAAATTTCTTTTCGCCACGCTGATAGAAAAACAAATTTCGCAATGCTTGTTTAACAGAATTAACATCATATTTTTTGCCAATATCGCCTGTAACTGGATTCACGGTGAAATCCATGTCAATATCTTTATAAAGCCTTACGGGAGTTTTTCTTTTTGTTGCCATATGCTATTTATAACCCTTCAGTAAACTATTTAGAATCAAGTGCTAACAAATTTTTGTTGTTCTTGTTTGGTAATATCAACTTCAGATTTATTGTTTCCGAATATAGATTTGTTTAAGTCACTTGTAGGGTCTTTGGCAGCTTCTTTAGCTGCATCCACTCTTTCAACAGCAGAATCAAAAACATCTTGGTATCTTTTTTCCGTCGCAAGTTTAACTTGTTTTATTACATTTTTAGGGCGAGGCAACTCACCAGATATAGGTTTACCCTTCTCAATAAATTCACCATACCTTGTTTGGATGTTTGGGATAATTTCACAAATTTTGTTTAAGTCGCCGCCAAGGTCGTTCAAAGCCCCTAACAGTTCTTCGGGATCTCCGTAATCTACGTTACCATATTTTTCTGACAACCCATTTATAAAATCAACCTTTTCTTGGCCTTCACCAATAAGATCATTACCTGCTTCAATAAACTGTTGAAATTCTAACGGCAATGAAGGTATTGACATTTCTAATAATGCCAAAGGATCATCAAGAAGTTCTTTTAGAAGCTGCAAATCCTGATAGATTTGAATACCAAGTTGAACTTCAGCATATCCTGGAATTGTAGCAATTTTCTTAGGTAATACCGAAATCGCTAATTCTGTTGAATCAATAACACCATTAATTCCATCAACTAACTGCTGAACTGACTGTGCTGGACCACAACTCATTTCTTATCCTCCTAATTCAAACTAATAATCGGTGCAGCAACGCTGAAGGTTCCAGCTGCTACGACACCGAAAGCTGCTGTAGTGAACGAAGTGGCTGCATGAGTATATGTGGCGGCTGCAGAAGTAACAGCCATTGCGCCAATAGTTGTCATAGCAAGAATACCACCTGTATCAATGTTCATATTTAATGTAGCTGCTAAGTTTATTTGACCACCTGTAGCACTAAATGCACCAAGTGTGCCAGCTGACATATTGATATCTCTTAGAGTTATTACTTCCATGGAGCCAAGACTACTAAAGAACTTGAGACCGCCAACTGCTGATAGCGCATATTTGCCACCAATTGTTTCGTTCTTGCGTCCAGCAATTTGTGTTGCCATACCGCCTTTAACTGTAAGATGGTCTTTACCAGCAGGAACAATGCCGCCGATAAACGGAATGCTGATTGGAGGCTGAGCAGTCATACATCCAATAACAGTATATCTCGAACCATCAACATTTATTTTCTGGTCAGAAACAACTTCAAGCGCATCAGTTCCCTGAACTTTCACGAAACGACCACCACGAATAGTTTGATAAAGGTTTCCACCGATATCTTCAATTTTATTTCCATCAACCTTCATATTGACATCGCCTTTAACAGCGATATTTACGTCACCTTGAACGTAAAGAGTTTTGTTGTTATAAACAATCTCAAAGTCATCTCCAACAATTTTTTGAACATGGTCGCCGTTCGGCTGGTATTCCTCGTTGGAACCTGACTTGTGATAAGTGTGAATACGCTCTGCTCCAGGAGTATCGTCAAACTCTTGAACGTGACCAGATTCTGTTTCCATCACTTTATTATATGGATATTGAGATTTAGAGTTCTCAGAACCTTGAGCAAATGGCTCGTCCCAAGCTGGAACAGTTTTACCATCATCGTCTTTTACATCAACAGAACTTGTATTAGATACATTCGGTAAGGTGTCGTTGATTCCTTCAAACTCTGATGGTCTTGCTTTAGGAATACCCGATACTTTAAGATCTCTTCTGATAGCAAGAGAAGGGTGTAATTCTGCGACTTCACCGCCTCTAGCAAGGCGTGATAAAGAAGATTCATCAATTAAATCTTTTTTAGGGTAAACACCTTTCGGATCGGAGAACCCCGAATTACTTTTTGGTAATATTGTATCGACACCGCCCAACGAACCCATAATAATAGGCATTTGTTCGTTCTCGCCATCTGAGAAAAATCCGACAACAGTTGAACCTGTAACAAGACCAGTTCCGTCATGACCTATCCCTGAAACTGCAGCAGAACCAACAGGTTGAACAGTCATTGCCCAAGGTAAATCTTCGGTTGGAAGAACAGAAGCGTCAGCTGTGTGATAACCTTGTATACGAACACGATAACGTCCAATTTTCATTGGATCATCGCGGTCTTCAACTACGCCAACCCACCATATAAAATTACCATATAACATATTATTCTCCCAAGCTGTCGCGCATCAAACGTAAAGTCATATTATGTTTACCGTTTGAAACTGTATGTCTAACAGCAGTAATCATATATAATCCTGAAACAAATGGATCTTCAAGATCGTCTTTATCTGGCTCAGAGGTTTTATCGTCAGTCTTAGGGAAAACTAACCTGACTAACAAGCCCAAATCAACATCCGTTTTTCCAGGAACAGTAATTTCTAACGCATTATTATCTATTTCAGCCATCGAGAAATTTCTTATGAGTTGATTTCTAACTTGTTGAACGCCACGATTATAAGAAGAACCAAAAAGAGAAGTCGCCATTGGAGTAAAAGCTCTATGTGACA